TTAGATTCTTGATCTTCTACGGTATATCACATTTTCTTTTTCCCTTGGTAAATCTAGAAGATCAGCTGTTTTCTCTTGTTTAGCTGAGTTATCACCTTTGACTTTATTAAGACTGGGTAATTCAATATATTTCCAGCTGAGTGAAGCAGCAAGTATTGACAAGATAGAAGCCAAAATAGCAAATATTATGAATGGAAAACTGATTCCTATCTTTTGTAGAGCAAAAGCAATAAGTTGTTGGATTGGAAAGGCAACTAAGTACACTCCGTAAGATAAATCATTATTCTTAATCCATCTTGGAGAAGGGACTTTATTAGCAATTAAAAACACTACAAACAGTATAAAGGGAGCAGCATACTGATATCCGAAGTTAGGAAAATTTCTGATGATCATGGATGCTAAAATTAAGGAAATTATTCCTCCTAGTATGTTAAATTTTAAATATTTTCTTAATGTATATAAAAGTGAACCAGCCAAGAAAACAGCAAATAATGGTACAAATAACTTGACATCAATTAAACGATTCTCGCTCAATTTTATCACTTCAGACAAATTACTTGAGAGATAACTTAGGACTAGCCATAGTATAGCCATAATTGGTATGTAGAGCTTTTTATATTTAACGGTTAAAGAAACAATAATGACGATGATAATATAACACAGAAATTCATTCCATATTGTCCAAGTAGAACCATTCCAAGCATTAGGATATGGATTTGTAGACAAAGTTTTCCCAATTCCCCAGCTTTTTATAGCTAATAAAGAATTACCTAAAAAATATCCTAATGGTGTAACAGGAGTTTCCCATAGCTTACTTAAGCTTTCACCATTTAATAGTGTCACAAGTGGAGCAAAAATAAATGCAGTAATGAATTGAATAGCTAGGTAAGCAGGAAAAATTCGTGCTATACGTTTAATCAAGTATTGTGGTATGCTATTTGAAAAAGCACTTGCGGTAATCAGATAACCACTAATGCCAAAAAATATATAAACGGCCCAAGCTCCGACACTTTTACCAAATAAATCAAGATTAACTTTATATCCGCCTAATGGAGCTGTATGCTCATAAACAACTAAAATTGCTAAAAATAGCCTGATAATATTTAAACTATTTTCTTTTTTTAATCCTTTTCCATCAAAAAAAATTCCAAAAATATTTTTCACAAAAATCTCCTTACTCAAATATTATCATATCATATTATAAAATTAATATCTATACACATTTAAATGAAAAAAGCCTGCATTATGCAGGCTTTGTCCTTAAAGTTTATTCATATTCAATCGACGTTGTAATTCTCTGACAGAATCAGAAACTGGGCTAATGATACCGTCCTGCGTCGTTCCTAGGTGCTTTTGTAAAGCTTTTATAGTAGCTTGACCAAATAGACCATCTTGCCCAATACCCAAGAATTTTTGCAATGCCTTAACCACGTTAGAACCTGTCAGTGAGTTATCAAACTGAGCCGCGTAAATATTTTGATTGTACTTCTGCTTGTACTGGTGACTAATCACCCCATCCTTACCAGCTGTATCAAAGTACTCTTGTAGGCGTTTTGCTGTCGCATAGCCAAACTGACCGTCAATGTTTAAAGTGACCATTTGGGGTTTGTTATCTGTGCTTGCTGCGCTGTTGCTATCTACAATACGGTAAAAATGATGCGTGAGCCGTGTACTCATGTAGGCATCGTTGGTATCAACCGCAATGCCGTTATGCGTGTAGGAACAGTGGATAAATGAGCCATTGCTTAAAAAGATACCTGTGTGACCATCTGAACCTGCAGATTCTCCAGGCGTACCAGCGATGAAAATATCGCCACGTCGTACTTCTGCACGGCTGATTTCTTTAAGCTTGCTTCCTGACATGGCAAAGAGGGTTTCAGTATTTCCCATTGACCCTGCTGGTAAAAATCCACCAGCAATCATTGAAAAGAAAACAGACGAGCTACAATCGTAACTGTTAGGCCCCCTGCGTGAAGTCATAGAATAAGTGACTCTGCCTTTTCGAGCTTCCATCCAAGCTATCATATTTTCAAGACTTGCCATTATTCACCTCCTTCTGTGAATTCGTGGTCAGCATCAGATGCTTTAACTACTTGAACACTATCTCCATTTTTTAAACTTTTAGTAAGTTCAGTTCCTTTTTTGGCTGCATAAGTGAAGTCGTTGTTCTTCCACCATGCCCAAAGTGCAAAAACTGTTGTGATAACTGTGCTGACAGTATTATCATCAAGAGGCAATGGATTCATGTTCAACGCTGTTAAAATTTGGTTTAAAATTGCCAACCAAAGTAAGATTGTACGTGTAAGTGTGCCTTTATCAATTGTTTTCATGTTCTTTCCCCCTTATTTAAAAATTAGTTTGATGCCTTCTTTTATCAGTGCAAAAATGATTGCAGAGGAGCCACCTATCCCAAAAATAAGCTTCCAGATATTGCTTTTATCAATCATTTTCAACTGAAACTGTCGTTCATCTGAACTTTCTTTTCCCTCGATGACCGCTTGCAATATTTGAGCATTTTGTTCAGATTGTCTGGTGTTTTGCTCACGTAAAAAGCGATTAGATTCATCTACCCTCGTCAAGCCATCATTCATCTGCTTTTGCATTTCCACAAAAGAATCGTTAAGACGGGCGAGTTCTTTATCATGTTGCTTTAAACGGTCCTCATGTTGCTGGACCTGTTGTTCTAATTCCATAACTCCCTTTCCAAAAATTAAATAATATAGTTTATAGTGTCACGAAATCCAGTACCCGACGGGATATCTTGAGAAGCTTGCAACCCTCCATCCGCTCGCACTAAAACACGATACATTTGACTCCCTCCAAAGCAATAAAAATGCCAGTCTATATCTGGTATATAACCAGTAGGGATAGAACCAATTAAATTACCATTTGACACCGTACTCGTCAATGCTCCAACTAATCTAATCGAAACACTATTTCCATCTTTATATATTGAAACACCACTCATATTAGAGCTTATTAATGTGGTTTTAGTTCTAGGATACGAAATTGAGCCAGTGAAATTCTTGTCCCCAGCGATTGTTTCACTACCAGTCTTATGAACTACCTCAGAATCATTGGCTTTTAAAGCTAATTTACTGTCCGCTTCAGTCTTAGAATAAGCACCCACTTGACTAGCTGTAACCGAATGAGGGTTTGATTTATTAGCTGTGTGTGCATTAAACTCCGTCTTAGTCGCTTGTTCGTCATTCGTAACATTTGATAAACCAACATCCTCTTTAGTAACGTAAGACTTGGCAGCTGCTTTGGTTAGACTTGGAGTCATGACCGTGTCATTACTCTCTCCCGCTAGAGCTTCTTCCTCGGTCGCTGCTGCGTAATTAGGTACATTGCCAAGCCCGACTTGTGCAGCTGTAACTTTGTGAGGGTTCTTGAAATCAGTGGTGTGAGCTTCAATTCCTTCTTCAATATGGTTCATACGGTTATCAGTAACCACAGCTCCATTTTCAATGTTTTCTTCCTCAGTTTTTAGATCATCATACTGGTTCCAGATTTGTTTTTCATAAGCCATTATTCCGTCTCTCCTTCCTGATAACTACTTATTACGACTTTCATTTTTGCATTTTCTAACTCTAGTTCCGCAATTTTTGAAGACAATACACTAATTAGTTTTTCCACATCAATTTGCTGTTTCATTACTTTCCTCCTCTCCGTCACCTAGTAATCCCTGAGCATGTGCTTCAAGTAAAATATCATTATTAATACCATCCTGAATCACTAGCCTGTCATTCTCGTATCCTCTTCTTTTCGCCTTAATTTCCCATGTAAACTCCACATTTGGGTTAGAAGATTTTACGATGAAATATTCAGAGTTACGCTCTGATACGAAAATAACTGCATCTGAATATGCTTGCAAGAATACTTGATACTCATAGTCTTTTGTATTCACAGTATCTGAGTACAAGACATCAATGGGTATTCTTGCTTCTCCTTCCTCGTTTGTTACTGCTGTACCTATATCTCCTAAATATGACTCAGCCGTTTCATAGGCAGGTGTAGCTCTTACTCCATCACGAGTTACATGAACAGCATTTTTAGTTCCTAATACACTAAGGTCACCCCAAAAATAAGAATGTCCTTGAAAACCAAGGGTATATTTCCCTGAATTTAGGCCTCCACTACCCAGATTAAAATAAGTACCACTATCTTTAACTGCTAGCATAATCCCAGTTTTACCGTCTATTCTTATACCTTCATTATTTTGAGAAAGTATATCTAGAGAAATCTTTCCAATTAAATTAGATTCAGTACTGATGAAATTTTGATAAAAATTAAATGTCCCGTTTTGAACGATAAAACCATTGTTGTTTGAATCCAAGGATTGAAAATAGCTTTTATCCAAATCAAATCTAATTTTGGAATTGGCGCCTGCTATATATCCCTTTTGGAATTGCACTGCTCCTGTATCCAGATTCATACTTAAATTTCCACCGCTTAACGTTCCTGTAGAAATATTTGAAGCATTTAGGTTTATAACATCGATAGTAGAGGCATCCAGAGTACCAGCACTAATTTTTGAAGCACTGAGACTACCAATCATCGCATCTTTGATGATAGCATCATCAATCCGTGTCTGATCAGTTAACCAAATCTTAGCTCCACTTATTTTTAACCACTCTTTACCATCCATCTCTTCGGAAAGGTTGATTGTTTTAACAATTTCGTCTGATGGAACAGAGTTATCAATCTTCTCTTGTATCTCATCGGACAATCTTGTTGAAGTAGTCATTACCCAATCATAAGTGCCATCTTCTAGTTTCGAGTAAATCCATATCTCATCATCTGGTCCATTCTTTTTAAACCAAATGTCTCCTTCTTTAGGATAAGGCGGTTCTTCCGTACCATCATAGACTGAGTTTTTCCCAGCTGCATCAACCCTTGAATTAATATCCTTGATAATTTGATTCATTGGAGGAGAATACGCTGAAACAGTTTGAGCTGACGAGTTAGTGTTAGCAGAACTTACCGCTGTAAGTCCCCCACTAAAGGTCAGCGTGTAACTCAGGTTAGGAGCTTTAAAACTCGTACCATCCCTATCTGTTAATGTGAGCCAGTCGCCCATCTCAAGTGCTGGATTCCCTCGCCAGTTTAGAGTAAAAGGATAGAAGTTAAGGTCTTTTACCTTCTGATAAATATTGTCTAACAGATTCTGTGTCATGACTTTGTTATCAAGAACAATCTGTGGCCCTGTATTGCTCCCAGAGGTATAAGTGACTTGCTCATCTCCACTTTTACTCTTAACAGAAACGGTACAAGAAATCCCTCCAACTTTATACATTAACTCGTTTTTAGTCAGTCCTTTTTGGAAGTATTCAGAAGGAGAAATACTGAACTTCGGATCAATCAACTGCTTGACTTCAAGCTCATTATTGCGATTGAATCTTGCATAACCTGCTTCAAATTGAGCAATTAACCCTATTGCTTGTCTATAGGTGTAACCTTCGGGTTTGGCTATTGTAGTGGTACTAATCATGGAGAAGTTTGTCTCATTGATCTTCATAGCACTTTTATTAGCAATCTCTAGAGCCACATCTCGTATCTTTGCCGGGTATTTCAACTCTGAAACATACTCATCTTCCATAAAAAGAAAACGATCACTCGCTTCGAGTGTCGTCTTTTTTTCGTTCCTGTCTGGATCACAAGTTGTGACATAAAACGTCCCAAGTGGAACATACTCATAAACCGTTGGTTTATAATGGATAAGTTTTGCGCTACCTACTTGTGCGCTACCTACTTGTGCTGGCGGAATATTAGTATAGTTAAAATCAGCATCATAAGTTGCAATACCTACTTCAACTATCACCTCATCTAATTCTTTAATCCCTTCAATGATTGAACAAAATTCAATCTTTATTGAATTTGAAAAGGTTGAACCAATTTGAAAGGTTTCACCAGAAATTGAGCCTCCTGTGAAAACCCAGTTATTGATATCCTTTTTTGTGTAGATTGTATCACCAATCTTTATCCTTGTTTCAAACCTTCGATTCTCTGCTTTCATTGCTTCGTTAAATTCAGTAGAAACATCGAGCATCTTACATCACCTACTTTTCTATTAAATTAACGGACAAGTTTTCCCATTTCATTTCCTGAAATTTATCATTCCATGAATAAGAAGGCATAGTAGAATCTCCAGCATAAAACGTTTTACTTCGTTGGCGACCAATTTGTGGATCAGGATAAATAACAACAAAGAAAGGTTGATTAATTCGCTGAAGGATATCTGATATTTCAGAATCACTTAACGGGCCCCATTTAATTGTTAATTTTGTTTTTTGGGCAATGACATCTCTGACCATTTCCCCATTTGCATTTCGTCCTGAAGAATCCGCATCAATGGTTGAAATATCAACACTGAATTCTTTAGGTGTTTTTACCGTTACTCCGTTAATTTGTAGTATGCCTGCCATTGATACCTCCTTTATATATTTAATTCGCTGTAACCGAGTTGTTGATGGTACTTATTAATTTCAGAAACAGCAATTCGTCCAAACTCACGGCCACCAATATTAATAACAATGTCTCCATTGGAAGCTTGTGAAGATTGCGCCCCTAGAGATTGAACAAGCAACATGATTGCACTTGTCAACGAACCATTCATATTTGCAAGACCATAGCTTGAAACATCTTGACCTCCACCAAAGCTTCCAGAATTACTGTAATCAGTCGGTTTGTCTGTGAACATTTCAGGCAACTGCAAAGTTTCAAATGATTTGAAATCACTGATAGAGTTATAAGGATTATATTTAGCAGGAACAACCATTTCTCCTTCATGAATCATTGCTAATTGATCTTCAGGAACATACGGCGTACCTTTTGCATAACCATGACCATGCCCAATCACTTGAAGCATACCAGGATCACCATAACGCCCTTTAGCATAATGAATTGCAGCAAGTGCATTATCATATCCGTTAAAGATATTTCCATGCCCTGGAAATTTATTTGCATTGAACGTAGCCGAGATGGTTTGTAACAATCCTTTGGCCAAGTCACCAGTGATTGTATTAATATCAGTATATCCACCTTGGACTGCTTTCTCATTACCCCCTGATTCACTTTGTACTTGTCTCAACCATGCATTGACATAGTTTTCAGAAGTCGATACACCGTTCATTGACAGAGCTTTTTTAATTACTGGTCTCCAACGTTCTACACCAGTTCCTGAAGGACTTTCAGAACCCTCTGAAAAAGCCTTCTTAATGTAGTCAACAGCGCCGTTTGCCATGGTTGCAATTCCACCAGTCGCAATAGATAATGCTGGTTCAACTGCTTGAGAAAGATTAGTAAACTTGCTTATTGCGATGTTTAAAATCTTTTCTGGATGAGTCGCATAGTCCCAAATATCGCCAACCATTTCTTTAGCTTGATTCCATTTTTCGCCCATCCAATCACCAATACCATTTGCATAAGCAGGCATTCCTGACATTGCTTTCGCTGTTTTAGCGCCACTCAATACCTGAGTACCTTTTGGTAAATCAACCATCAAGTTCCTTACTTTAGGAAATAGTCCAGTTTTGCCATCAGGAGTGCGATACATTTCTTGCCATTGACTTCCCGAGCCATCATTTACAAGCGCTGGTCCTCCTGGGTGTCCGTCTGTACCGTTAGCATAAGCATTAAATGTAGGTACTTTCCATTTCCCTAATTTAGCGCCAGAACCAACCTTATTAAGTACCCAGTTTATTCCATCGATCACACCATTTACTGCACCACCAATGACGCCTGCAATACCATTACCAATTGCAGCCGCTCCTTTTTTAACAGCCTGAACACCTTTTTCTAATCCTGAGCCAATTTTTTGCCCCATACCAGAAGCCCATGAAGCCACGTTATCAAAGGCATCTTTTGAGGTTTTTTTAATGTTAGAGGCATAGCCTCCCATTTTATCCTTCATAGTAGACCAAGCATTTGAAGCGTTTGTTTTTGCAGTATTCACAGCATTCGAAACCGAGGTTTTAACATTTCCCCAAGCATTGCTTGTATTACTTTTGATTTCTCCCCATTTTTTAGAAACTTTATTACCAATAGAATCCGCTGTATCATGAACAGCTTTTTTGGTATCTCCCCATTTTGTGGAAGTCCAGTTTTTCACATTGTCCCACGCATCAGAAGTTCCTTTTTTTACTTCGTTCCATTTTGTAGAAACTTTGTTACCAATAGAATCTGCTACATCATGAACTGTTTTTTTTGCAGCATTCCATTTTTCAGAGGTCCACTTTTTGACGTTGTCCCAAGCTTCACCAGTGGATTTCTTAATACCTTCCCATTTTTCACCAATCCATTTCCCTAGTTTACCAGCTGCATCGGTTATTTTATCCCAGTTTTTGTATAGGAGAACACCGATTGCGATGATAGCTCCGATAGCTACGATAGCAATTCCTATCGGACTTGTTAGAAATGCTACGGCAGCACCTAAAGCAGTAGTGACTGCTGCTGCTATTCCTGCAATTACGTTCCAAGCTTGGACAGCAAGAGATACAATCCCCCAAGCTGCCGCAAAAGCCCCTAGTATAGTCGCGAATACTTGGACAGTAGTTTGATGCTTGTCAATCCAATCACTAACTCCTTTTAAGGCATCTGCTAAACCATTTATAACATCAATGATCACTCCACCTGTCCATTTAGCCAATGGTTGTAAGAAGTTATCCCACAGCCATTGCCCAAGCGGTTTAAGCGCATCAATAACAGAATTAACAACATTAATCGCTCCTGCCAAAGTATTTAAAAACGCAGGTATTAAGTCTTCAATTGTAAAACTTGCAAGTGGTAATAATACATTCTTGTAAAACCATTCTAATCCAGCACCAATATTATCAGCTAATGGTCGAATACTCTTCAAGAGCTTTTTAATGCTGTTAAGTAAAGGTGTGAAATCTAGTGTTTTAGCCCAATCAGCGGTGGCTTTTGTAATATTATTAATATGCGTAAGTAAATCGTTAATGATTCCTAAGATGATTGAGAATATTTCTTTCCCTGTGTCCCCTTGGTCCCAAGCCTTTTTAAACTGGTCCGCAAGATTACCAACAATATTAAATATATTTGTGAAAATTTCTAGCAGGTTCGCTGCAATAGCTTCGCCTGTTCCGTCATTCCATGCTTCTCTAAATGATTTAGCGATTGAGTGAAGTAACTCTAATATACTGTTCAGCCCATCAAATAACGATTGGATTAATGCGGTTCCTCTGCCGTCATCTTCCCATGCATCTTTAAACGCTTTAGCGACGTCTCCAATAATTCCAAGGACATCTGCTAAAAGTATTAGAATGTTTTCAATGAACTTCTGACCTGTGCCATTAGTCCATACTTCCATGAATGATTTACCAATTGCAGAAGCTAAACCGATAACTTCTCCAAGTGCATATTTCCATGCATCAATAACTTTCTGCCCTTGGTTTTTCCATGCATCTTGAAAAGGTTTGAAGAAATCTTTCAACAACCCTTGCATATCCTTCATCCACTTAGGAATTGAATAGTTTCCTGTTGCTGCACCGAAGTCAACGCTCGGTTGTGAAGAATCGACTTTTGGCGTTGTGTCATCAGTTGTATCATCACTAGTGTTATCCTGCAAACCGATGCGATTAATCTCATCAAATCCCATCAATGAGCGCTGAAGTTTATCTACTTTAGCCTTCGCTTTAGATGCAGATGAACCCGTATCATTCATTGCCTGAACGTTATTATAGAGCCCCTCAGCCCCTTTTTTAGAAGCCTGATAGGTTGTACCAAATAATTCAGAAATGAACGCAGCAAGCTGTCCTGTAAGCGTAGCGAGCGCACTCATCATGGCATTGATGGCAGGTAGAATAGCTGTGTAAATAGGGTAGAACGCAGTCATTAAGTTAACTTTAATTTGATTAAGTGAGTTAGAAAACTGATCGTTTGTCTTCAATGCGCTCATCATTCCACCAGCTAACTTACTTATTGCTCCACCAATTAATTGATAAACAATTAATGAAGGCAACAAATATTTCATAGACTGAAGAAATGCATTGTTACCCATATACATACTACGGGTGCCTTGTGTGACTTTATTTGAATTTCTCGAAAAGAGATTTCCAAATTTATCCAATATCCCAAATGAATTTTTCAATCCATTTCCAATTCCCCCAGCACCGTGAGAAATGGAGTTTGACATGCGGTTGAAGACTCCGCCATATTTAGAAACAGCACGCTCAGATTGTTTCAATCCTGAACCTGTCATACTAGCTCCAGCTGCAGCTGTTCCAGTTGCCATTGACGATTGACTAAGAACTGAATTAATTCGTCCTATCGCCTTTCTTAATGATTCTGCACGCTCCTCTGTTCTTTGATATTCCTTTTGCAGAACATCATTGCTGCTTGCTAGCTTCTGCATTTTGTCAGACTGTGCTTGAATCTTTTGAGCAGTTTTCAATGAATCAGGAGTATCAACATTTTTAAAACCTTTATCAAAACTTCCGACTGGTTTTAGTTGATATTGATATTCCTTTTGTAAGTTTTTGACACTCTCACGCATGGTATAATACTTAGCTTCATTTGCATCCATCACTCTTGCAATATGTTCCAAAGATGAAGGAACCGCATCAAACTCCGCCTTCATTGATCTAGCAAGACTTTTTGCTTGGTCTTGGTATTTAACCATTGATGCTTGGGCCCGTGCAATCTGGTCATCATATTTGACCGTTTGACCGCCATCTCCTTTTACTGAAGAACTTTGACGCTGTGATTTAAGATAAGCCACTTTTTCTTGAGCGGCTTTAGCTTGACCCATTTTTGCATTAATTTCATTTAGCATAGCATCAATTTCTTTTGATACTTTAGGACGTGCTTTCTTAAATCCGGTAGATAAATTATCTCCAATACTTTCTGATGATTTTTTAGAAGAACTTTCAAGATGACCCATCATCTTTTCAAAAGTCTGATTCATTTTTTCTAACTGTTTGCCAAATTGCGTTGCACCTTTATCAATATTCATGTTATCTTCGGTCTGTTTCATAGACTTCCCAGTGATATTTTGAATTTTTGACATAGCAGATTCAATATTTGGCATTATTTTATCCAAAGACGCCTGAACTCTCGCTGTATTGACGTCTAATAAAACTTCCAAGGTTTCTAATTCCATATTTCTCACCTCCTTTTCTATTCAATATTTTTTAATTTTTCTTTTGACTTTTTCTTTTACGAGTTTCCTGAATTAACATTGCATTTTGTCGCATGATTTCTTGGTCAGTAAGCATCGCTTTTTTCTTTTCTTCTTCCTCAGATACAGCTTGCACTACTTCTTCCTTGAGTTGATTCAAGAAAGGGTAGGCATCTTCATATTTAGGAAAATTCTTTGGATCATTAAAAGCATAGATAGCAAGCCTTTGTTGAGAATAATCAAACATCGCTTTCTCTTTTAGTTCGTTCTCATGCCTTTTTTTATTTGCTTCTACTTGGACCATGATTTCATCAAAAGTCATTGCCCAAAAATCAGTAGAAGAAATACCAGCTTCAACTGCCTGAGGGTATAAATCCTCAAGCATGTTAGATAAATTGTTATAAGTTTTTACAGAATGCTGTCTTCCTCTACTGGTTCGCTGTCCAGAGATACCCCATTTGTCGCCTCTTTCCCCGTTTTCTTGTTTCCGAAAAAACCTGATTCTTCAAGTAATTCATTGATTGCGGCAAATAAATCTAAAGTTGAATGTCCTTCGTCAACATAGCGCCCAAAAGCAGCAACAATATCACTTTCAGATACATTGCTTGTTTGATTAGCGCCTTGCAATACAATTAACAATTTATTTGTCGCCGGGATTTTCGCTTCTCCCTGACCTTTCAAGAACAAACCAACAATTGATTCATCCAAGCGTTTTTCAATTGAGAGAATTGAGTTTCCGTCTAAGCGTAGTTGCAGATTCAATCCACCAAATTCAAATTGTTTTGTGTTAGGCATTTTTACGATATTTCCTTTTGTCATTTTTGTTTCTCCGATTTCTATATTTATAAAAAATAAAAAGGCTAGCCACTCTGACTAACCTTTAATTAAATGAATCCTTATGCACCAGCAGGGGCAGCTGGCGCTGGTGTAAAGTCAGGCCCTTCAGATACAACCACTACTAAGTTAAATCCAAGTGCTTGGTTAACTTCAACACCATCAAATTTATAGGATGGTTGACCTGTAAAGTCGACTTTCATACCATCAGGATAAGTCACTGTCCAATCTACTGACTTACCAGCTTTTACCAATGTATCAACATCTTTGAAGTTGTCTCCTTGATAAATGATTGCGAATTCCAAATTATCTGAATCCTGAATCCCTGCAATATATGCTTTCTTAGCTGAACCTAAGTGAGTAACATCTACTTTTTCAGGATCGGATCCCATTGCGGGAATAGATTTTACTGCTGCGACAGGTTTTGAAGTTGCACCATCTTTATAAGAAAGGACTGTATCTTTTGAAAGTAATCCTGCTACTGTTGCCATGTTTATTTCCTCCTATTTCGAATAAACGTATTTTGTTTTGTTGTCCACGATTGCGGATAGTTCAATAATGACACGCTTTAAATCTGCTGTATTAGCATCTCTTTGTGTGCCTGTAAAACCAATATCACCAAATTGATCGATGACATTATTAACGATAGTGGTCAAACTACTTTTAGAATACAATTCTATTGTGATTGACCATTTTGTTTGAAGTTCATCTCCACTTCCATCTACAAAATGTGGGTTGTTAACCGTTCTGTAAATAGCTGTAGGAAAATCATTCCAAGTTGACGGATAATCAGTCGCTACTTTTTTAATCTCAGACATACCACTTAAAATGGAAACAGTAGCAACTTTAATATTTACTCTCTCCATTATTTAAGCTCCCTCAATTTCTTTTGAACGTGCTCTTTGTATATCTCAGGCATTTGCGGAAGTATTTCTTTCAATGACGGATATAAGAAAGGTCTAGCTGGTTGACCGCTTGTGATGTAGAATTCTTTGCCTTGAATGGTAATCTTAGGCATGCCATAGATTTCATTCAAATCAATTCCAACTTCCTCAGCTGGAATAAACCAGCGAGTTTGAGTATAAACTGGGTTAACACCTTCTGGTAAATCTTTAGAACTCGCTTGCCCATTTGGACCAGTACCAAACTCACGATAAATGGCTTGAGCTTTATCTGACCAGACACGACCTACAATATTTCCATCAGCATTTTCAACTACTTCTGTCTTCAAGCTTCCAATTAGCTCTCCAGAGCTATACTTCATACTAGAAGAAAGTCGTAACTCAGCTGCTGAGCGAACCAATTCTGTTATTTCATAAGTCGCATCATTCACAGCATCATTTAAGATTTTAGGCATCGCATTAATTTTTCTTTTAAACCTGTCCAAACCTTTAATTTCAACTCCCAATGTCATCGTTCCTTTCTAACATCACATTGATGTGTGTAGAATAAGGTTGAATCGACTTGATTTTATAATCAGGGTCACTGTCCTTATCAACATACAGGCAAACGCCACTGTTTTCATCTCTACCTTCTTTTAGCTCATCTCCTTGATACTTACATGCTTTCATACTAGAAAGCTTAGCACCGTAAAGCGTGGCATTTACAGAGCCGCTTGCTGACTGAACATTCATTTCAAGAGCAATTGGAGCAAGATAATTAACTTGATCGTTTCCCTCTTCATCTTGCGTGTTGTTTGGATCTATCCTTTTCAAATAAACCGTTGTTAAGTCACGTTTCATCAGGCGCATAAAAACTTACCACCTTTCCGAGTCGATAACGATTTAAGCCACGTTGAATGTTTTGTGGGATATCTTCGATAAAACTTTGGGATATGCCACCCTCTGCTCGGCTTGACTCCCCTTCGGTACTTTCACGATTAAAAGTAATTGTGGCTAACTGACGAGCATACAACCACATTGAATCCAACATCTTATCCTGATTCGTATAATCAAGGACGAGAATAACCGCATCCTCAATTAAACCGGTGGCTTTATCGCCATCAACGCCCAAATCAGTTATCAAGCGCTCAATCGCTTTAGTTTTTGGTTCGTCATTCTCATCCATGGATTGTTACTCCTTTTCTTTCGTATCTTCGATGCGTTCAATAAAAGAAACGCCAAACTCCTTAAGATTGTTTTGAATTTCGGACGCACGTTTTACCGTATATTCAACAATTTTTCCAGCTTCATGAAGTTCTTTCGTTTCAATATCTTTAAAACGCTCTAACACTTTATATTTAGCCATTTATTAGCCTTGTGGAGCTGTGACACGTACGATTTTTGTTTCATCCACAATAGCCACCACGTAATGTTCATCACCAGTGAATGCAGTAATTTTCTTAGTGATATCACGTTGGAATTCAACAAGAACATCACGTTTCAAGAATGTCTTCATTGCACCAGTCTTGACAGCAATAGGAGCACCATCTTCAATCTTTTTAGAACGAACAATAGTCCAACCAAGAACTTCACCAAACGCACCGGAAACAAGAATGTTATCTCCGAGTTCAGAAGCACGAGTCCAGTTGACTCCCGCAGCTTGGCGCAAAGTTGCAGCATCTTTGTAAGAAACAAATAACACGCCTTGAGTAAACCCTTGTTCTTCAAGCGCATCAGGAGCTTCAACGAATGTATTTTCAAGTTTATCAATTAATGATAAATCTACTGGTGCAGCGACAGTCAAAGTTGCTGTATTTGCAACAGCTACGATTTCATTATCTACTGCAGACGCAATTGCCATACGGATTTGACGTTGAATTTCCCCAACTGGATCACCATAACCAGAAAGAACCGCTTCATCAGTGATAGACATCCCTTTAGCAACTTTTTTAATTTTTGCTTCTTGAGTTGTTGTTTGAAGTTCATCCATTTGAATAGCAGCACCTTCGGCAACTACTTTGGCATCACCAGAGTATTTAAATTTAGGCAATGTAATTGTTGAACCTGGTTGACCAGCAAGCGTTGTATCAATTGGAGCGATTCCTGAGAATTTAATTGCTTTTGGCAATTGAGCAGACAACATTTGTCCCATTACTTCTGGGTCAACTTGTGAGTTCAAGAACGTTACTACATCGCCAGCAAAGCGTTGCAAATTCATTTTTAGCTGTTTGTTTTTCATATTTATTTTCTCCTTATTTTGTCGCCTGTTCATAGGCTTTTGGGTTATTTTTCTTAAGTGATAGTGCTTCTTCATAAGACATTGATGAAAGGTCAGCCTTTTTAGATGGGAGTGAACCAGTCCCAAGGGGATCATCAACTGAAGCAGCTAATTTTTTGTTTACTGCAGCTTCTAGTGCCTTATCCCACTCAGATTTAAAGTGCTTGACATCTTCAATGGCTTCTTCAGCAGTATTCCCTTGAATACGAGAAGCGAAAGTACTTGGAATACCAATTTCTTGAAGCTGCTTTCCTTTTTCTACGAGCAATTGTTCTTGACGAAAAGCGGCTTTTTCTTTTTCAAAGTCATCTTTTTCTTTTTGAATCAGAGCTTGTTGGCGTTCTTCTTCCGAAAGTTTGGCAAGGCGAGCAGCTTCATTTTTTTCTTCTTCCAATTCCTTTTGCCAACGGCTTCGTTTAGACTTAACAATAGAATCCACATCAGTATCATCTTTAAGCCCAAACTTTTCTTTGATTGCTGCAACTTGCTCTTCTGTCAGCTCATCTGGATTAAATTCAGGAGGAGTAGGTTGGCCAGTTCCTGCTCCAACTTCATCACCTTCTTGTCCATCCGCAAAGAGTTGTAAGTTGAGTTTGAGCAATTCACTGCCACAAAGTGTTTTTAATTTCATTGTGTTATTCCTTTCCATAGCTTTTAAAGTGGTTCAATGCTTGCACTTCCGAAGCTTTTAATGTCATCACGCTTGGACATAAGAAAATCCCATGGAATACCAGGGGTTTAAAATTTATTTATCAATGTTTTTTACATCAACATACATTGTTAGTTTTAATTGTGATATTTCATTAGCCCCTGAAACCAATTCAAAACCTGTCACGCCTTTTAATGGTTCGCCATTGAGGCATAATCCTTTACCCTGTTCAAAACTTAAAACATCAAAATTCATTTTTGCCTCCTTTGAGCATAAGAAAAGCGCCTGTCAGTGACAAACGCTTTGTGTTTTCGGTAGTTGTTATTTCACGCATAACTGCGAGATATTAGATCACCTCATTTACTACTTTTAAAATCAACATCTGGATGCATTGATTTTAATTTATCCATCCATTCGTTGTAAGTTGTACTTCCTTTAATATCAAATGTTTTACCAGTGATAGGGTCAAGCGCCTTACGAGGTATGTTATTTAGCCGTTCTGAATACATTGAAGCAACAGAGCGACACCAAGGATGAAAAGGTGGATATGTACCTTCTGCACCATTTACAACAGCTTCAGAGACTAGATAAACTTTATGATCTTTGTGTCTGCATATTTGAGAAGTCCGTAAGTCTAAAATAGCCACAATCATATACTTCTCTACGCCATTATCTCGCCACGATTTGAGCTTTGCTTGGTTAGCCATATAATTAGCCTCGGTGCGAATTAAACGCCTAGCAACGTTAATTGAGCGGTCAAATTCACTAGCGATTGCCTTTGCCATCTGAAACTCACTCATCCCAGTCAAAGCTTCAACCGTGAAGAGCTGCTCTAATCGTTTGGCTAAGGCTTCAGTATCTCCCCACAATCTTTTAGAGTAGTTACTACCTATCCAACGACTATCAAGTATATTTTCCACAGTTTTTGTGGATAACTCTTTGAACTGATAGTCTTTCTTATTCCAAACCTCTTTGATCACCCCATTCTTTGCATTAGCTTGAGCTTCACGAATAATTGTTTCGGCAGTAGTTTCTTTATAAGCTTCATCTATCGTATCAACATAAAAAGATGTCTGCTTATCAAGCTGAACATCTGCAATTTGCTTCGATACAAGATAAGACTTAGCTTTCAAATCCTCTGCCCTTGTGATTCTTGATTTAAGCGCTAGTCCTGTAAGTCGCTTTTTAGCTGCTTGTTGTAGTTCAGGATTGCTGATATCTTTAGCTAATCTCCTAAGCTCAACTAATTCAGAAACAGGGACAATTTCATTAAGCATTCTTTTTGCTTCATCATCTGTCAGTTCTGTTTGTTGCTTAGTTCGACTAAATAATTTAGCAATTTGTTTTGTTAAATAGGATTGAGCTTGCTTATAAGCCTGTGCTATGACATCTTCAAGCTGCTTTGCACCATCGTTAACCTTCTTTTCAGCTTTCAGCGCTCGTTTTTGCCAGTAGTCAGACATAATAATTTACTCCTCCACTATCACATTATCAGGGTATTGCTCAGCTATTGAAACAACACCTTCATGAAGCAATTCTAAACAAACAATTTCCTGTTCAGTAGGATCAAGAACAAAGTAACCACCATCACGCTCAAAAGTCCTGCCTAATGCTAAGAGCTTATTGGTTATCGTGATATATAAGGCAGAGACTCCAGCACATACAATATCATTCCCAATATTTGCAAAGCCTGCATGGCCTGTCACTTGATACCAGTAAATTTGGTTATTGCTCTTTTTGAATTTGGCTGTAATCATTTAGCTTTTTTAATTTTTCCTACTGGTTTTTTAACTACTTTCTTTTTAGTAGTTGCTGTTTTAGTAGCAGTTTTCCCCTTAGTTTTAGTTACTTTAGGCGTTTTTGCTGCTTTAGTGTTAGTTTTTTTAGTTTTATTGTTTGTTGTTTTAGCCATTTTATTGGTCTCCTTTTTGATTGGTCTGACTATCAGACTGTTTATTGTTGTTATCTTGATTTTCTTCCTCATTTTCATCAGGCGGATCATCAAGATTAGAGTGGCTTTCTTCTGATTGAACGCCCATAGCTTTCTGATTGAGTTCGATAGCCTCCTCTTTTTCCTCCTGAAGCTGTTCAATTACCTCATCAACATTATCAATGTCTGGTAACCATGAAAGTAATACTTTAAGCGGTAAGATCCCTGCTTGGTGCGCCTGAACAATTTGATTAATAATATCAGTTGTATTGATTGGTAAATTAGGTTTGAGATTAATCTTAATACCGCCAATATCAACATTATTGTTGCTTATTTCTAAATAATTGGCAAAGAGAATCAAGCGTTGTCTAAGACCTTTTATCATATACCGCTCTTTAACTGACATAAGCTGCAGTAATCCAAAGAGCTTGTACTTCATTGCCTCGCCTGAGACGTTGCCTGAGAAGTTTTTGTCATTCATATTAGGCACATAAGTTACTTTGTGAATATCTTCAAGCAGCGCATCACGTAAGACAGCCACTGAATTCTCATCCATTTGTTTAGTAAGATAACTTGCATCTACTTCACCAGGTTTAAATGATGTCTGCATTATCTTTTCTTTTGCTAACCTAGCACCATCCCCATCCTGTAAGGTAAACCCGCGGATAAAAAGAATTGCATCAACAAAAGCTTCTTTATCGTTCAATCTGTCAGACTGAAGCAAGTTATAAGCATCAATTAAACTAATTGCTTGCTCAAAATCTCCTTGTCGTTCTTCATTATTGCGATATTCAATAACTGGAACAGCTTTAAAGTAGTGAGGCACAGCTTTCAATAGCTGATAATCACCAAAACCAATGGAAGCTGCTCTATATGTAAGTACTCTGTTATCGTTATAGTATTTAACCAGGTAGTACTCAACAGCGCCTTGTAAGTTATATACTGGTTGATAATGTACTGCAAACAATGGATTCGCATCAATCGTATCATCTGTAACCAAAAAGATTCCACGTGGGTCAATACACTTAATATCAGCGAATACTTTCCCAGTAAGTGGGTCTTTATTCATATAGATCAATTCATAACCTATCCCAAATACTGACAAATCTTTTTCCAATTCAGTATCATGAGAGACAATATCAACTTTTGTATAAGCATCAAGAATTGCTTGGATATCATCACTACTTGTATAAGCTACTGGATTTCCTACCATGAAACCGACATTCATATCAGTCACATACTTTGCATGATTGACAACGACTTTGTTATTAGGAATTGCATCATTATCTTTTGTTCGCTTTAAAATATCTTGTTTACCATCATAATAATCGGATAGTTTGTCTAATCTCCCTATAGTACTTAAGTGTTGAGAGATACAATAATTTAGGAGTTCTGAAGTAGGACTATTTAAATTTCCTGCCATCTCTCTATTTATTTTAATTGCCATGTTTCTCCTTTAGTAAAGACCAAATTGTACTTTGCTCACAATTTCAGCGGTCTTGCCATTTCTTACCTCATTGGTGTAAATTGCATATCGCAAAGAGTCAAGTACATCATCAAATAGTTTTATTGGCTCTCCCTTTTTTTCATCCCAAACATATTGATATATTTCATTAGGAAATTTCTTAACTTTATCTCTACAAATAAACAACTTATCTTTCTTAAATCTACGAGCAACTGCTTCAACACCAGTTAAACGTGCTTTATCTCCATTAAACGCTTCAATGTGTTCTCGTTTGAATCTATCAACATGTTCAGGACGAGCAGAATCACAGTAGAAGGGAACTCTTGAACCATAACGTTCTTGAATTCCCTTTGCTATATCTACCCAATAGTCAATTTCTTCATGTTGTTTTGCGTGTTCTTCTATTAAATAAGCTGTGCCATCGTCCGTTTCTCCGATAACAACAATTGAACCCCAGTGTTCATACCCCCAGTCAACACCACAATAGAATGTTGATAATTTAGGCAAGTCTTTGGATTGTATATAATGTTTGTTGCTATCAAAGTCTTGATAAACCACACCGTCAGCAGACACCCAAAGTCCTTTTATATCACGGTCATAAAACATACCGCTTGGCGTTGCTGCCTTGATATTTTCACGATACCTTTCAGATAAGAAAGTGTTATCATCTAATTCAAAATGAAAAGTCTTAACATTTTCGTTAGGCTTGTCTATATATTCTTTCTTTAACCAATGCTCAGGATTATCAGGGTTAGTATCTGCTAGTATTCTAGCGCCGTTACCTGAGCAACGAGAAACAATTTCGGCAAATACTTCTTGTTTAGCCAGCGAAGCTTCATTAACATATGCTCCATAAGCAGTCATACCACGAATAGCACCAACTCCACCGATATTTCCAGTGTATGCTTGAACCACTTTTACACCAAATAATTTAAAGTTGTTATGCTTATCAAACTTAGGCTCTATATTGTACATATTATAAAGCTCTTGGAGGATGTTCTTATTGATTGTATTTGATGAAACACCAGCCAAGATATACATTGGCTCTTTCACCCCCTCTTCATCGGCTATTTTACGAACACGTCTTAATTCAAACAAGAATAAATCATTATTCATCTTTGTTTTACCTGAACGCTTAGCACCATGAAGTAAAGCAATGAACCAATCTTTATTTACTGTTTGCTTTAGTACTTCAATTTGTTTCTTGCTATAAATATCACTTATCATCTATAACCTCACTAATCTTACCAAGCAACTCATCCAGCTTATCTTCAGTTGATTTACCAGTTGCAGACTGTATCATTGTAGCTTTGAATTCAGCAATATCAGCTTCTGCAGTAAGTTTGCGAAGAGTTTGTTCAAGTAATTTATCATTACCAGGATAACGTTTGAGAAGTTCTTTCATTGCTTGTATTTGAATTTTGAAATCAGGAGGTTTCTCAACTTCTGCATAGCCCTCTGCATTGGCTACTACAACCGTTTCTTTTATTTTTGCACTAGCTATAAGGCTAAGCCTTTCAAGTATCTCCTGTGCGCTCATAATACGCTCAGAAGCGAGCTGTTCCATTCGTTCATCAATGTATTTTTTTAAGTCAGGTTTAGTAAGGTTTTCAGCCCCCATAGACTTCGCTGTCTTTTTGCTATATCCAGCATTTATTGCTGCTTCTTTAGCGTTTCCTAACTTAATATATTCATCGCAAAATCTCTTCTGCTTTTCAGTAAGTTTCATACCTCCCTCCTATCTTATTTGTGAATCCAACAATAAAAGGCTGCCCATTGGACAACCTATAATAAAATAGCAAGTCAGGGAGTCGAACCCTGACAAGCTTAGAAGTATATCCAACCGAACGAATTACATTTTGTTTGCTTTCGCTGATAACTTCATGCTACCATTATCGCACTTAAATTAGGATATAAACGTGAATAAAACGTGAATAAAAAGGAAAGTGAAATTAGTCTAAAGTTTCTCTCCATAATCCATCTCTCAAAGTTTTTTTAAATGAATCATACTGCTTTCTAGCTGTACTCTCTTCTAAGCAAACTCTGATAGCCACGTTATGCCAAGACATTCTGTGTTTAAATCTAGCGATAATAATATCTTTTGCAATTGTTCCATGTATAACTTCCATTAATTCATCAAGCGTTTGCTTCTGGTCATTAAGTCTACCAAGTTCTTTATCAGCTTCTTTAATCAAATAGTTGCGCTCTTGTGGTGCAGTGTTTGAACTACTCCCACCACTTCCGATTCTTTCCTCATGTTTCTCACGAGTGATCCAGCGTTCTCTTGAATTAATTTTAACTTGAAGCATTCCAGTCATGTAGTCACTAAGTAAATTATCTAATCTATCTGCCATTTAAAAGAGCCCTCCAACTGTGGTATAATAGTATTAGATACAATCATGCCGAAGCCCATTGCAGTGGGCTTTTTTGTTTATTTAACTATCTCAGTTTCGTTATCATCTAATCCTATAATCACTACTTCTATAAGGTCGTTAGAATCAATAAACTCATCCGCTTGTTTTTTGGTAAAGAAATATTCTTCTTTAAGTTCGCTGGTTCCAAACCATCCTTCACGCTTAAACAATACTTTATATTTATATAAAGCTTTGATACTTCCTTCAAGATAATGAATTTTTGCACGAAGTGGGCCTAAATTTATTCCGTTATACAAATCTCTACAACGTTCAATATTAACTTCTAATTGAGCCAGACGTTTATTGGTAAAAACTATAAGAACCAATAAAATTATTATTGAGATAGATGTCATTATCTGTACAATTGTCGTTATCATTTACTCTACCTCGATTCCTAGTTCTTTAGCCAACTCATGGATAAGAGCCGTATTATCTTCAATATTTTGTTCCAACAAAGGGATGAGTGTACCAACATTTATCTTAACGGAACATTTTAAAACTCCTCCCAAGTTTAATTCAAATTTTGTATCCCTAGGTATATGATTATTTTTAAAATCATCTAAAACAATATTTTGATTTCTAACATGATGAATCAATTTTTGAAGCCTATCAATTTTAGTTTGTGTTTTAGCGATTTGTTCTGAAAAATCAACAGTAATTTCTTGTAGCATATTTTCCCTCCAGTTGAGTTTAGCGAGTTCCCAGCTCATTTTATTTTTATTAAAACACTATTTTTTGCGTTCAATTATCCTTCCTAAAATAGATAAACATAATCAAGATATAAAGAAATCGTCTTGTTTCAGTCAGTCCCCAATTTCTTGAAATGTAATCAAATATAAGATAAAAGATACATAAGATAGTGGCTTTTATTATCGCTTCGGATACGGCTCTGCCTAGTTTTTCTGGTTCAATTCTTCTCATTTAATTACCCCAATCCATATTTTGATATGCTGTGATTAAAGAAATAACAATAGTTAAAATCCATTCGCTAATTGTTGCATTTTTAAAAAACATACTAATCATATTAGAAGCAGTCATGAAAACACCTAAGAATATAACAAATTTTGTCAAGTAATCTCTTATTTTTTTATGCACTCTCCACCTCAATCCATGTGTTTATCAAGCCATTTTTCAGGGAACACGTTCTCTGACTCATCAAGGTCTGAGCGGTTGATGCGGATTATATTACACCTCTCACAAGTCTCTAAAGCATAGTGAAATCGAACCCACTTATGCCCGAACAGCTTACACAAAAGTTTCATCTATAAACTCCTAATCCTTTTATAATCTCATCAGCGCTCATGCTCGCCCAAGGTTCAGGAATTAATGGGTGTATAATGTTGCTGATTTTTTTAACTTCTTTTTCTAGTTCTAAAATTTGAGTTCCTATTGTGATAACAGTTGATAAGCAACCACTTTTAATGCAGTCATCTTGAAAATATTCAAGTTTGTTTATCTTGTCAAATAGTTCACTTATATATGGGTTCATTCAATCCCTCCCCACCAGTCATTGGCCAGCGATATTAGTTTGTCGGTCATTTTCTGCCCCTCCTAACATTGCCTTTTTAACGTTTTGTAAATATCTGAGTTTTTGCTTTGCATATCCTACTTCCTGACAATCCATTAATCGTTTATTTACATCTTGGACCACTGCAAGAGAAAAATCGAAGTTACTGATAATTTCACTTATTTGCAATGCTACTTTTTCAAGTTCAGTCATTATGCATCATCCTCTACTTTCACTAAATCAACTCCGAGGGCTTTGCCTGCAGTATAAGTTTCACTCATCGCCGCTCCCTTCAAGTTCATTTAAAAGTTTCATAGCTTCTTTGTTTGAAATAGGTTTTTCAACTTCCTCATACTTAACATAAGAAACTTTTCCACAGTCAGCACAAATGAATTTTTGTAAATGTATTTTTCCACCCATTTGTCTGCGATTGTGCATACAAAATAGTTTACTCATCATTCCCTCCAATCTCTGCGAGTGCTTTTTGTGCTTTCAAAGCACCTTGTGAAAATTCTTCCCAATGATCATATCCACTTCTATAAAAATCTTTTGTTTTAGATATTTCTTTCAGTGCCTTTTTCGCAGTGTTAAGCTGTTCTTGGAGTTTTTCAACCGAAAGTTCGCCAGTGGTGGAAGAGCATTCATCACATACAATAAATTCTCCTTCTGGAAGCCATTCAGGTTCGATTGGTTTATCACAGCTATAACATGTTGTTTGCTTTCTCATTCTTCCACCTCAATCTTTTCATAGCTCCCAGTTTGCATGCTGTCGATTTCTTCCTGGGTGAATTTGAAATCATCATCCTTTGGTTTAAGATTTTTCCCTACCCATTCATGACACAATTTCACACAATCAGTAATCAGGTACCAATCACATTCTTTATCTGCTTTACTCATATCAATGTGCTTCAAATAGAACAGCTGCGGTTTTTCGACTGTGTAGCCGTCTTTCATCTTAAAGACAGTTTCAATTGGTTTATTATCAGCTCTAGCAAACCAATTTTCAATTGTAGTGCGGTCATTTAAAGACTTTCTGTAAATTGATGTGTTTATATCATAGACTGCAAATTCTAATCTATCTTTTTCCTCTTCATACCACTCAGCAACAAAACTTGGCACGACTGGCAGGGCTTGCTGTTGGCCTGTTTCATACTTTTCAAAAAATGCAATTCTGTTTTTTTCAAACGCTTCGGCATCTACTTGACCAATTAACACTTTTCCTGATAATTCAATCAAATAATTAAATTCTTCTTCAAACTTAGTCATTTTTCGCTCCTTATTCACCATAAATATCAGCATCTGTCAGTTTAAACTCAATTAAAGTATCATCTGGATAAGAAACTAATTGAGTAGCAAATACGTCATCATCATCTTTTTTGACTTTCGCTTTGATATTGATTGATACTTTTTGATGTTCTTCAACAAGTGCATCATAGAGTGTTTTCAAATCCATAATATCTTGGCTAGCTGCTTTTGGTAGAATCGTATATTTGGTGTAATCTTTATCAAACCAAGAGTCCAATCTTTCAAAATCAACAGATGAATTTTCACGAATCATCAATTTAGCTGAGATGTCATAATCATAATCTTGCTGATCAATAAGCTTTGCGATCTTAAGCATCGATTCATAATCGCCTTTTGATTTTAATTTCAAAGTCGCTTTGTAAGGAATGCCAGCTAGTTCAAACTTTTTAGCAATCGCAAATGGATCTTGTTCTTTTCCTGCTTCACTTAATTCTGGAGGAGTAAATTTAACTCCAACTGAGTAACCCCGTGTAAGAAGGGAAATATAGTAGTTTTTAACTTCATCACTGTTCATATCAACAATAAATTCATTGGTAAAACGTTCAGTTAATTTGTTATTTTCAGCATTTTCTTCTTTCGGGAAGATTGTTTTAATTTGGTATGTCATTTCCCACCTCACTTCGTAGCGTTGACAGCATCGTCTGATAAATCTTTAGTCTGTTGCGCATCAGTCACGGCTTGTGACAGCTCGTCAGTCTTTTGTTGAGCCGCAGTTAGCTTTGAGTTCAAATCACTAATCTGTTGCGCCATATTCGCCTTATCTTGGTTTGCTTGATTCAATTGTCTAACAACTTCTTCTTTTTGCTGATTGAGTGTGTTCAGTTGATTTTGATAATTAGCAGCTTGATTTTGCAAGTTTGAATTATCTTGATTAATTTGGTCTTTCAACTGATTGATTTGATTGTTCAATTGATTGAGTTGGTCTGAATATTGCTGTGAGCTATTATTAGCCTGTTTAAGCTGTTCATTTCGGTCTAGCAAGCGTTGTTTCAAGATAGAGATATTCTGTTGCACAGCGACCATATTTTGATGTCCTGCCCACGCATTAGCTGCATAAGCTCCAAAAGTTGCTGAACCAAAGATTCCTGCTGCGACTACTGCTGTTGTGATTAATTTTTTATTCATTGTTTTTTTCCTTTATTTAAAGACACTGTCGTCTTTTCTTGAGTTTTCGATTGCCATTTGTGCTCTAATATTTCTTCGCAGTCTACGTTCTTCTTTCGTCTCGTACTTCCTGCGCTCCTCATCTAACTTGGCATCATTCAAATGACTTCGCTTTCTGCCCATTGTTTCTGGAGTGTGCTTTGCGACGAGTTTTTTTGTTTCCTCTTTGTTAACAATGGCGACGGATTTTTTTAGCTTCCGTTCTTCTTCTGGCAATTTACCGTTCATCGCCCAATGACTAATGGTTTTTACGTGATAGCCAAAACGTTCTGCTATTTCCTTTTGAGTACCAGTCATGACAAATTTACCGCTAACGAAGACGTCGTAGACCTTTTTAGGTGTCCCCATTTAGAAATCCACCTCCTTCAATCTGAATCCTGGGCGACCTCGGCGATACACGAGCGTTTTAACTCTGCGTTTACCACTTTTAATTGCAAAGGTGACGTTGTGGTCTACAAGATCAGCAATGGGTTTTTTAGATTGTCTGCTCCATCTGTATATTGTGGTTTTGTTTTTGCCTAATCGTTCGGCTAGTTCAACTACTGTTCCTTTTGCGATAAATTTAGTACCTTTGTAAACTTCATAAATGGTTACAGTTTTATGTTTCTGCATCGTTATCACGTTTTTTATCCTCCCAGTTCTTCAAGCGTTCCCTCCATTGGTTTTGTAGCCAATCTTGGTCTGCATCTCCCACTAAATATTTTTTATCTAAATCCCGATCTCTGTATGTAAGAACATTTTTCTCTTTTTGCGTCGTCATTAAATACCTCATATTTTCGTTTCTAAGCGCATTTAGACTGTTCGTGATAAATTATCCATGAAACTATTTAAGCGCTCAATGTAACCGTAATTTTCATTAATTAAAGCTATTCAAATACAACCAATGATTCCGTCAGTTGGTTATCCATGAAATTAAACAGTTGATTCCAAGTCATATCTTTTCCGTTGTTGAAAACAGATTTAATATCTCGATAAATTTCAACCAGCTCATGGCTTCCTTTAGTCCGAACTGTAATATAAACCGAATTACTTCCATAACCGTCACATCTTGCTTTCTTAGCTAAGTTAAACAATTTAACAGTTGGTACGATTCTGAATGCTGTCATCCTTACACCTCTGTAATTTCAATTTCTATTCTGTTTTTCTCGTCATTAACCTTTTTAGCTTCAAGCCATACTATCTGGCTGTCGTCAGTGTAATAACGCAACTTGGTCATATAATCTTGCAAATTCTTCATAAGGTTGTCTAAGTCAGGTCTGCTTGTTTTCCATTGCCACCAGCGCTTCTTTTGCTTAATAGCATAGAAGAAAGTCACAGATAGCTTCAAAGGAACATTTTTTTCAAAGCATTCTTTCGGCTTGTGTTTCATGAGTTGATCTTTAAGGCTGTAGTTGTTTGTCCCTCTACGGTCATAGAATTGAAGTTTCCCATTCACTTTTTTAATGCCTTTTTGCTGCTGGGTAGTTGGCATTTTATCCAATTCAAATTCAAATTTCACTTGCTTCTCCATATATCATTAACTCGGTTGCCTCCTCTTTGCTGATTCTCTTAACAGAGGCTATGAAAGTAACTGGATTCATAATGATCTCTTTTTCATGAGCCCATTTGACGTATCTTACAAACTGCTGATAAGTTACTCTTGGAACAAAACTCAAGTAATATTCCGCAAGTTTTTTATCAAATGCACTTTTAGGGATTTCCCAAGCCATTTATTAAAGCCTCCACTTCTTCATCAGACATATATTCCCTGTCTTTAAGGGTTTTAGCATTGGACCATTTAGGTACACCTTTGACAACTTTATTATTGTTAAAGGATTGAGTAGGTGTTAAATCATAGTCGTCTTCCCACCCCTTACCGTTAAACCATGTACTGCCATGCTTTATATAGTTTCGTTGGGTATTTTTGACTTTAATCTCTGCTAAATAGTTTTCAATTCCTGCTTTGATTAGCTCATCAGTAGTACCTGTTTTGATAGCTTTCTTATATGCTGCAAATGCTCTAGGTTTTCCTTTTTTGTTTGGATATATTTTCCAAAGATTGTCAAATCTAGTTTCTAAATCAGACTCTTTATCGGACTTGTCCGATATATTATTATTTGATTTATTAATTGATTTATTAGATGATATATTATACTTACGATTCTTCGGTATACCCTCTAATGATTCTTCGGTAGGGGTATGCGGATTCTTCGGTATACCCCCTAACGATTTATCAACATAGGGGTAAATATATCGCTTCTTAACTTCTCTGTTTTCAAACTCATATTCCAGTTTGATGTATCCTTTTTCTTCAAGACGCTTCAGATTAGCTGAAACTGTTCCTTTTGTTTTTCCGTACCTTTTGGCAAGATAAGCATTTGAAGGAAAGATACTTCCGTAAGAATTAGCCATTGTGTAGATTTCACTAAAAAGAAGTTTTTCAAAATCATTTAAATCATCGGCTTCAATAATCGGAACAGGTATTTGATTGAAAAATTTTGTACTTTGTTCCATTTATTTTTCCGCCTCTAATAATGAATATCGTTTATAAGTTGTTGAATCACCATATCTATTCTTTTTTGTGATGGGTTCTTTTTTAAACACAAAACCTTCGTCTTGTAACAAACAGATTTTCTTTGGTAAATCAATGATTCCCAACTTCGTGAAACACTCTGCACTAGTAATTGATCCATTCTCCTTAATATACTGGAGCACTCGATCTTGATGCCGTATTTTCTTTTTCATTAGAGTTCCTTTCTAAATAATTTATTTCATGTGGTCTAATTTGACCAGTTTAGTTTTCAAATTAAAAGCTGGCGATGAGTGGTTATGCTATTTAGCTGAATACTCATTGACTTTACGGCTCGTTACGCCACCCTCCAGCTTTGAGTTAGTTAGAATGGTAGTTGGTCGTCTGAAATTTCCATTGGTGAAGTCTTACCGAAAGCATCGCTTTGGTTTGTTGGTTGGTTTTTTCCTCCTCCAAATGATGCAAACTCTGAACGAGATAAGAAAGATTTAATCTCTGTTCCTGTTGCTGCCTTCTCCTCTCCATTTTTATCAATATAGGTACCTGTTCGTTCTTTTACTAGGATGAATACACGTTTATTTTTTAAAAAGTTAAGTGTTTGTTCGTTGTGTCCATAATCAATCGGCGCAATGGTTTGATTATTATCTTCAATACTCACAAGGATTCTTTGCAAGTTACCGTCTGACCAAGGTTTACCAAACAAAAACCAATTATTTGCAGTTTCTCCATTATTACCTTCAATATCAAACTTGAACATTGGATCACCATTTTTAGATTGTTGATTTTTAACATCAGTAATTGTTGCAAGATGCGCTCCCACTGTGAATTGTTGTCCTGAAAGTGCGCTCATTTCATTTCTGTTATATTTCATTATTTTTGCTCTCCGTTTTCTGTGTTTTCTTGTTTTGATTGTTGACCAAACTTAAACAAGTCTTCGATTTTGCATGCTATGCGATCATCTAAGCGATTCTTTGCATAGACACCATCACTTCCTTCAAGTATTGCCCCTCTTCCGTGAGTTGCTGGGTTAACCTGGATTCTTCCTACAACATCAGTAAGCCCAAGTAATTGATTTAAGACTTGATTGCGTACCTGAGGTATGTATTCTGTTAATCTTGTACCATCTTCTAAATCAACATCCCGTTTATCCTCCCATGCCGTGACGTATATATTAATTGGCAATGAGTAAATCATGGTAATCAGCCGCATAAAATAATTTGTGTAATCCCCATAATCTTGTATTTCATTACGTATACCGTTTTTGCTTTTGAGACCTCTGGCAACAAACCAATCTTTCTCAAAAGCAGTGATGTTATCAATAACTAATGTTTGATAGTCATTGATAATTTCTTTAGAGTTTTCTAGAAACTCTTTCATAGATTGAATAGGGTTTTCTCTATCAAATGAGATTACATCCACATTTTCTAAACCTGCTAACACACGACTAGACCCGTCTAAATCGAGAACCAAAACTTTACCTGTTAGCCCTTTAATTGCACTTGTTTTTCCAAGGCCGGGTTTGCCATATAATAATACTCTCCAGTTTTCTGTTCGATTAATATCAGTTGCTTTAGTTATTTTTATAGCCATAATTTACCTCAAACTTTCACTATAAATTCTTCTGTTTTTTCAAATTTGAAACCTTCAACAATTTCGCCGTCTTCTGACACAAGCTGACCACCATCTTTTACAAAAGCTTTGAGGGCTTTTTTATCGACGCTCTCAGTCGTTTTAGTCTTAACAGAGATGAATTTGTCAAACCCTTTTTCTTTAAGCTCTGAGAGCAAATTATCATCATAAGAAGCATTTTCTTTTTTTGAAAATCGAACACTACCGTTGATAGTTTTCTTGGGACTTTTTGTATCAAGAGTTAAATAATATTGTTCAGCTAGTCCTTTGAAATAATCCATTTCTTTCTGTTCTTCGGCTTGAAGTTTTAAACGGCGTTGTTCAATTTCATACAATTCAGCATTATATTTTTCTTCAACAGCTTTTCTTGACTCCTCAGCTTGAACTTCGTACTCGTCAAATTGGATTTGATGTTCTTTGTACTTACCAAGCGCCCAGTTCAGTTCGCTGTCATTTGTAACTTTAAATGGTTGTTTTTCTTCTATCATTTAATATTCTCCGTTTCTTATTTTTGTGGAAACGTGATATAATCTAGGTGTATAAAATTTTAGACACACCACGTCTTAGTCCGCATTCCAGTGCGGGCTTTTTTATTGTTCGTTCATACTAATAACCCCAATCCGAGAGACAAGAATTAAGCATTTTGGCTTTTTCTCTTTCGGTTCTAGAACGGCGGATAATATACAACGTTCCATCTTTGCGGCGATAAGTAGACTCAATAAGTTCTCCTACTACTTCTCGTTTAATAAGGTCATAGTGTTTATATCCAACAACTGTCGGAACTGTAAGGACTTCTCGTCCATTAATAATTTGCGCTTGCATTATTTGCCTTTCTATGTATGCGTTTTAATCCTCCAAGTGCTATAATTACTGCGAGCAGATATTTGCGGTATTTGCTTAGTTTTACGGAAAGGAGAATTACATGTTATATATCATTAATACTGATAGGACTGATGATAAATATCACGAAACACACCATCATGATTGCGCACACCGTCCAACTATTCAAAATCAAGAAGAGCTTGGTAGTTATAGTTCCGACAGTGTTGCGATGCTTTTTGCTAAGGGTAGATATTACGATGCGGATGGCTGCTATTATTGCATGCCAACAGAACATCACGGTTAACCCCCATCATTATTTAGAGTTGTGGCTTTTGCTGCTTCTCTATTTTTTTGTACCGTTTTACGATAAGCTTCTACTGAGTTGTGCTCAATTACTTGCTCCAAATGCTTCATATATTGATTTTTAACCGCTTCAAGGACAATAAGTTCCTGTTTTTGCTGACCTACTAATTCGATAAGGTCTTCTCTACTGAAATTTTCATAATATGTTTTCATAAATTTCTCTTTTCTAGCGGAGTACCGCATTCAATTTCTTAGCAATAAGCTTGATTGCTCTAATATTCTGTGTGATTAAGTCGTGGACCAGGTCAAACAGGATTTCGCCCGTTTCTGGGTTGACTATGTATGTGTAGGTCATAGCCCACTCCCTCCTGAAAATTTCTGATAAAATTCATTGTTTATAAATTCCATCATCTCTTTGTAATGAAATGACCATTTACCAGCATCTGGAGGATAGAATACCCAACCGCCATTTTCTATGGATAACTTTTTTACCATTTCTGGACGGTTTAACAGATTTTTAATAGTTGTTCTTGAGCGATTTGATTTTTTTATGAATACATCCATACCAACCCAGCCGTCGAAGTCTTTTTTCTTAAGTTCACGATATTCAACTTTATCTACAAGAATCTTATCTTCTGGAATTAAAACTGAAATAGTCGCTTGTACTTCAAGTGTTTGTTCCATCTGAACTCCTTTCTAAGCAACATCTTGCTCAACTACTGGCAAATATCCAGCCTTTTTTAATTTGCGGTACAAGAACTCACGTCCTTTTTGTGTCCAGCAAGTATTGATACGAGTATGTTGCTTGCCGTCGTTTCCTACATAGTTGAATGTGCGACTCTTGATGTAACCCTTACCTTGAAATTTTGAATAAAGAATCCATTGATTATTTTGCTTATATTGAATTCGTAGTTTATTCAAAATCTGATTAAACTTGACAGCAGACATTCCATAATCTTGAGCTATCTGTTTAACGATCAATTCATCTGGACTATCAAGTATCAAATCAAGGTATCGAGTCTTTTCAGTTGCTTCAGCAAGATCAAGACTGAGCTGACTATTTTCTTTTTCAAGTTCAAGACGTGCTTCTTGCTCGTCTTTGAGTTTAGTAGCAAGCTGAATAATGAAGTCTGGACTTGTTAAAGTTTTTTCAATGACCTCATTAGTCATATACGCTCCGTGCTTACGGATTGTTTTCAAAATTTCTTTTACTTTTTTCTTGAAAATTTTTGCTTGTGGCTTTTTAGATGACATAAGAACTTCGTAAAGTCCATCTTCGGTTAAAAACCACATATTACGATTTTGACCTGATGCAAGGATTGGTTGCATTAGCTTTTCATCATCATCAACTGTTTTTAGCATTTCGGACGCTCTTGAATGTTCGATGAGTTCTGCAATATCTTTTGCGAGAAATAAAGGATTTTCTGCTGTTCCGTAGATTTTGGCATTAAATCCATCAATATTTTGTAATTCGTTCATGTTCCACCTCTTTAGTTAGCTTTTTCTTTTATACTGTTTAAACAGTATGTTTTTCCTAAAAAAATAAAATCCATAGGATAATGATATATTTCAGACAACTCAATTAGCAAGCCTGTTGGAATGTTCTCACTATCCTTTTCATAACTTAGAATAGTTTGGTAGTGCTTTTTGACAATTTCTCCAACTTCTTTAGCTGTTAATCCAGCATTGACTCGTGCTGCTTTTAATGTAATTTTTGGTGGTGTTTTCTCTGCCATATTGGCTCCTTTCTGTGTGTGTATTTTTAATATCATTTCTCTAATTTATATCTCCGTCAAGAAATGATACAATTGAAAGAAAACGGAGAAATTATAATGGAAGCAGTGGATAATAAATCTCTTAAAATTCTTAAAGTAATGAGAAAAAATAATATGGCTTATACTAATAGTCAACTTGAAGAAGTTACTCCTGAAAGTATAAATCTTGAAGATATTATCAATTCCTTGAAATATCTCCAAAATCTTGAATATGTAGAGAAATTTCAAGGAGGTAAAATAAAAACTTACAATTTTTATTCTATTACTCAAAAAGGAATTGCCTTACTAGATGATCGTAAAAGGACTCTTCATGGAAGGATTATTGATCATGTCGCTTTTCCAATTTTTGTTGCTTTTGTTACTTCTGCAATAATTGCACCATTAGTAACGTTATTAACCCTGATGTTAGCAAAGATGTGATTAAACACATAGTAACAACCATCCATACCGGTAAGTCACGCCAGTCTACATAAACTTTTTTATTTTTTATTTTTTTCAATAATAATCCTTTCTATGTTTTAAATTTCTGCTTTCGCAGTAAGGGAAGTTCAGGAATCGAACCTGTTCGCCAGTCTTCCCTGCTCAAGACTACTTTTAGTCATTAAGTCCTATATTATGAGCGATTGTTTTTAAACGTCCAAGAGTTGCTTTACGAGTTGTTTTTTCTATAAGATCCTCAATAATATCTTTCATTTCTAAATCAATTCCAAGTGAGCCTAATTTGACATTTATCTTTGGTAATCCCCAAACAATAAATTCTTCAATTTGTTTATCAAAATCCCTCTCGGATTTTGCAATTCTATTATTTATTGACTCCCAACTTTCAATTTTATTAACAGCTGTTTTATGATCTAATATCTTAGTCTTTTTTTCTAAACAGTTTCCACCTATCATATAGCTCAATTGTTCATCTTTATTTACTATATGAAAAGCCCATTTTAGATTCCTTTTACCACAAAATTCACAAATTCCATTCCTGTTTTCGTAACATACTCTTTCAATAAGACTCCAGTTTCCTACAATCATAGTTTGTTTAAGCGCCTCTTTTGAATGCTCTAAATCTGAGAGGCTGTCAACATTGGCTGTTAAAACTTCAATATTTGAAAATAATTTATACTGCTTGAATTTTTCCTCATCAGATAATTTATTTATCATTTTCCCTCTCATCTATATCTTGTAGAATTTTTTATTTTTTTGAGTTTCTTAAAATTTGTAGTTCTCGTTTAACCAATACCTCTGGATATCCTGTCAGTTCTGAAATTTGACTTACTGATAAATTTGGATTCTCCCTATGAGCAGTTCCAATTATTTGTCGAGAACTCTTCTTTTTAGTTTTTGCTCCTCGTTCGATTCTGATTCCGCTACTTCTATTTCCGACTGGATAATAAATATCTAAGTTAAACTTGCGTTGAATATTGTTAAGTTTTTGGATAGACCACCCAAAATGTTTAGCAATTTGTTCTGCACTATATGGATTTTTAGATGTATTAAGTGATTTCTTATCTATATATTCCTTTAACAGCAATCCGTCTGCTTTAACTTTTTCAGCTTGTGGCGTTTCTAACTTAAGCTCTTTTCGCAATTGTTCAACATCAGACATAGTAAGCCCAGTACGTTTAGCAGTATCTTCAACTGAATCAAACGGATACGAAGTTAAATACTGTTTAACTTGCGAAATAAGTTCCGTTGAATACTTTTCTTCTAATGTTCTGTCAGTAAAAGACCCTTTGTGGATATTATGCTGCTTAATTATTTGGCGAACTCTTTCTCTTGAAATTCCTAGCTCATCTCCGATTTCTTGAAGAGTAAGCCACGGTTTTTCAGATAGCATTTCTTCTATCTTGATTTTATTCTCGTTCCTTTTAGGCATAAGTTCCTCCTTGTGATTATTTGCCAAACTTGCTACTTACGTCGAGGTGGATACGTCGTGTACCGTCATTTGAGCCCGTTCCGTCTGCCGTACTGAATGCTCCATGATTGTTTGCTTGTTTGACTTTATGAATTAATTATACTACTGTTTAAAAGGTATGTCAAGACGAAAATATAAATAAATACGAAAAAAACCGTATTTTTCACAAAAAACTGTTGCTTTATACTGTTTAATTCGTTATAATAACGATATAATAAAATTCAAGAAAGAGATTCATACAATGGGCAGAGGAACTTTAACACCTCAAGAAGAGGAATTAAAAAAGGTTATATCTAATAATATTAGAACAAAAATAAAAGAAGAAGGCATATCTCAAGCTGAATTTGCTAGAAGAGCTGGAATACCTCCAACAACTTTGTCTGGATATATAAAAGGTGTAACTAGACCTAATGCTGGTAACCTTCAAAAAATTTCGGACACACTTGGCCTCCTAAAGTCTGATATTGATCCTTCATATAAACAAGGTTACTCATTGGAAGATTGGAACAATAATAAAAAACAATCTCATTTGGTGAAAAAAATCACTGAAATCAGTTCTCAACTTGAAGAACCAAGACAAAAAATAGTACTTGATACAGCTTCTTCTCAATTAAAAGAGCAAGAAGAGCAAGATAAAGTTAAGCAAATAGAAGATTATCGTCTGAGCGATGAATATCTTGAAGGCCAAGTTAATAAAGCTAGCGCATATGGTGGTGGTGAATTGAGTGATAACGATAAAGAATTTTTCAAACGCTTATTAAAGAACACGCTTAAAGAAAGAATTGAAAGAGGCGAATAGCCTATGAACAAATTAAGTGAACTTTCTCATGAGCTTGGGGCTGAAATCGCTTATTTTAGCCCTTCTGAGAATGATATAGATTTAGAAACTGAAATAAAAGGCATCTATTTCCCAGAAGATGATATTATTTATATTAGAGATGACCTATCTACTGTTGAACAAGAAAATGTTATTCTTCACGAATTAGGTCATTGCCATTGTGGGCATATTCACTACTCCTGTCACTCAAGAATGTATGGAAGTAAACAAGAAGCTGAGGCTGATTATTATATGATAATATATCGCTTTAATGATTGGCTATTATCATGGGATTTTGCACCTGACCCAAACGAAATAAATATTACACAATTCATGAGTGCATATAAGTTTAGTAAAAAATTAAAGTGGTTATGCGAAAAGGTTATTGATGAATATACCACTGAATACTGTGAAGCAATTTAAACTAAAAAATAACGAGCAATGTCTTGATTCTCATAAAAAGCTAGATAGGAGGAACTTATGGGATTTTTAGACAAACTTGGAAATGGAATCAATAATAAAATTGACGATAGGAAACAAGCTAAAACTGAAAAAGCCGCTTATTTTGCAGAAAATGATATGCTTATTAAATCACTTTCTAAAACTGGTAAAGCAGGTAGTTCTGATTACAGCGACGAGCAACAAATCATTGTTCTAAAACCTTCAGGATTTGGGAAAGCTCACGCTGTTAAATACCATACTTTACAGTCTGTGAGAATTAATGAGCAAATTCTAGATATTACAAAAACTGAGACAAAGTCTAAAGGTAAAGAAAAAAGAAAAGGTGTACTTGGTAGAGCAGTAGTTGGCACTGTAATAATGCCCGGCGTAGGTACCGTAGTAGGTGCAGCAACTGCCAAAAAGAAAAAAACAGGTAAAGAAAATACTACTTCTACAACAACACAAGAAGTTCTTAGAACTTTGATTATTACAAGAGATGCTCCTTTTGCTAATACTATTGTAATGCCGTTTAGTGACTCCCTCTTGAATAAAATTAATTCAATCATAGATGCTAATAAAGAACCAGTTGCTGATTCAACTGGAAATGAATTAGACAACTTAATTAAATTAAAATCTCTTTTAGATGCCGGAGTGCTTACTCAGGAAGAATTTGACAAGAAAAAAGAACAATTTTTGAACTAAAAAAAGCCGCCCAAGTTTGGCGACGAGGGGCGACTTTAAACTAGATGTATAATAAAACATTCCAATCAGGAAGGTTTTTACTATACCATTTTATCAGAAATGAGGTATAAAAAGCAAATCATGGCAAGGTATATAAAACGTGGTAAAGTTTGGCAATACGAAATATCTTATAAAGATACTGACGGAAAATATAAAAAACTTAGAAAGAGCGGTTTTCCAAAAAAGTCCGATGCGATTTCAGAAGCTGGAGAGATTGAAGCAAATCTTACTAAAGGTTTTTACACGGTAAGCCAAGATATTTTACTCACAGATCACTTTAAACAATGGATAGAGATTTTTAAAAAGGGTAAAGTTTCTGATGGAACATACAGAAAATACCTCTATACCTTATCAGTGCTAAAAAAGTACTTTTCTACCGCTACTATCAAAACAATGAATCGTGTTAAATATCAAGAGATGTTAAATGGATTTGCTGAGGGACATTCTGATTCTTCTGTCAAACAAATTAATGTTCATGTTAGAGCAAGTTTAGAAAATTTACTTGATGATTTTATTATAAAAAATGATTTTACAAAAGGAGCAATCTCTAAAGGTGGTAAAGGTACCAAAAGTGCCGAGCTAAAATATTTAGACTTTGAGGACTTCACAAAATTAATTGCGTTTGCTAAAGAAAAAATTAATCCTATATATTCCTCATCATTCATGATATATATTGCTGCTATGACAGGTATGCGTTTTAGTGAGCTTTTGGGACTGACCTGGGATAACGTGGACTTTGAAAAAGGACAAATATACGTAAAAAGGACTTGGGATATTTATAAAAATAATTTTTCCCCAACTAAGAATGACCAGTCTGTGCGTTATTTAGCTGTTGACAGCTCAACTTTGCAAGTCATGACAAGTTATAAGGAACAGCAAGAAGAGCTTTTAAAACGGCTCAAAATTGAGCCAGAACACGCTTTTGTATTCTATAATATTAAGAATGGCTTGATTACTAATAATTCACTCAATAAGCAGCTAAGAAATATGTGTAAAAAATTGGGATTTAAAAAAACAATTACTTGTCACGGATTAAGACATACTCACGCTTCTACAATGCTCTATAAAGGAATAAATATTTTATATGTTTCTAAAAGGCTTGGTCATAGTAGTTTGAACGTGACGATGTCAGTATATTCTCATATTCTAAAAGAACTTGAAGAAAAAGATAATGAGAATATCAAAAAAATCTTCAGTGAAATAAACGATAAGTGATTTGGCACAAATTTGGCACAAATCATAAAAAAAGCAACAAAAAAGCCTTGCTACGAAGGCAAGGCGAGGTTTGGCACCATGATCCGAGGGGGATTCGAACCCTCGACCGTTCGCTTAGAAGGCGAATGCTCTATCCAGCTGAGCTATCGGACCAAATCTTGTATCCGTACGTTACTGACCAAATGGTCAGCACCGACAGAAACAAGTTTATCATATTCTTACTTTTTTTTCAATTATTGACCGGTGTAAGTACTGTAACCATTATTATACGTCGATGCACCATTATCACTTGTGTTGCCATAAGTTGACGTTGCACCACCATTTTGACTTTGGTCCTGATAAGTCGAATAATCAGTTGACCCCTCATTATAGGTTCCTTGTTGATTGGTCGTCGTATCCGAGCTGCTCTGGGTGGTAGAATCACTTTGGGTCGTATCATTAGCTGTGTTAGAAGTTTCTGAGCTCTCTGATGTGTCATTTGAAGATTGGACAGAACCCCCACTTGTTGAAACATACTTTCCAGAGTTGCTAGAATCAAGTTTCACCAAAGCTCCTTTGGTATCAATCCCATAAACCACTGCATCTTTTCCTTTTTCAGTCACGGTAGCAGAAGGCATGTAATAAAAAGGTGTTGAACTAGAGCCAAACATGGTCTCATAAGTAATCAAATTACTTGGTAAAGAGGTAACCGTATCTTCACCAAGCGATTTTTTCATTGCATTTTGCATCGCCAGATAAATATTTGTTGGCATAAATTGGTAGGAACCACCATTGACCATCTCTCCAACACCCTCGTATTGGATAGAGACAATCTTATCAAAACAGCTCTTATAACCTAGCAATGAAGTAATGGTTGCTGTATTGATAGGTATATTTGTCCGAAAGTCTTTCGAAACTTCATTCAAAAACTGTTCATAACGCGTAATGTTGTCAAGCGCAAGAATTTTTTTCATCAGAGCAGCAATGACTTCACGTTGATGAGCCGCCCGACCATAGTCACCGTTCGGAAGATGATGACGATCCCGGGTATAAACTAGCGCTTGGTCTCCATTGATATGTTGCTTACCTGGTTCCACAGTAGCGGTGTATTCTGGCTCCGTATCAGAGATGTAGAGGGTTTGTCCTGTCGTGTTATTGATATCAATCCCACCAACATTATCCACCATATTGACCAATCCATCAAAATTGACTGTCGCAAAATTATCAATTTTAATCCCAGTCTGCTCCCCAATCGTGGTCATCGCATAACTTACTGCATTCTTTAGGCCATCGCTGTCAGATCCTGAGTTATAGCCAAGCGGATAGGCTGCATTCATTTTTTCGGTCGAGACAACTTTTCCATTGCTATCTAAAATATTAGTCATGGTATCTCGCTCAAGCGAGACCATCGTGGTCGTATGAGTTTTAGGGTTCAGCGTCATCAAAATTTGAGAATCTGAATTTCCGTTCCATGAGTCTGAGGTGCCTCGTCCAGCACCCCCGGTATCTACACCCATCAAGAGGATAGTCAGCGGTTCTGTTGCCTGTATAGCTTGCTGGGTGTTCTTATCACCAACTTGAGTATAGGTTGTTTTGAAGGCCTTCGTCGTGCTGTTAAGGACAGTCATTGTATAACCTCCCGCAGCAATCGCCGTTACCAAAATGATACTCCCTAACATAAGGAGTGTTTTTATCCATAGCTTCAT